CGGCAGGAACTCAGCGAAGACGTGTTTCCATGCCGCCTTCTGCAGATCCTTCCTGAACCGGTTGCGCGTTACCGGTGCACCTTCGACGGTGACCTGTAAGCCCAGCTCCTGGCCGAAGAACCCATCCAGCACGCTGCGCAGCCTGGTGCCGGCCTCCACCTGCTCATCGAAAATCCGGCACGCCTCCACATACCGCTGCACGATGTCACTGCTGCGGCGGTACTGGATCAACCCCTCGCCTTGGGCCTCGATGTCGTCGGGGCCTAGGTAGAAGCCGTCGAACTCATCAGCGCCGCTTACACGTTGGCCAGGCTTGGTGAGCCGCACCAGCCCGACGCTCACCTTGGTGGGACGCTCGGCGGTGGTGAAGCACTCGCCCAGATCGTCCAGGCTGCCGTATGCCTCGATCAGCTTGGCCAGCTGTAGCTGCAGCCCACGGAACACGCCTGAGACGGTGTTCCAGTTGCACAGCGCCACGATCTCGCACCCAGGCGGGGCGATCTCCCAAGCGTGCAAAATGTGGGCCTCGTCCGCCGAGAACGGCGGGTTCATCACGATCAGCTCGATGTGGCTGACCTGATGGGCCTCCACCAGCAGGAAGTCATGCCCCAGGTAGTAACCGCCCCGCAGGCTGGTCAGCATGTCCCGCAGCTGCGGTTCCTTCTCGCACCACAGCACCTCCGCCGCGCCACGCTCCAGGCACTCCCGCACCAGGTTCCCTGAGCCGGCGCTGGGCTCCAGCACCGTCTTGCCCCGCAGGTCGAGCGGGTCGAGCATCTCGGCCGCTACCTCGGGTGGGGTGGGGTAGAAGTCGGGGTTCAGGAAACTCATCCCACCCCCCGCAGATGCAGCGCCTTGCCAGTGCCGCTACACGCACCGCACTCCCGGTAGGTGGTGCCATTGATGCCGGTTGACTTGACCTGCTGGCCGCTGCCGCCGCAGTGACTGCACAGCCCGGTCTCGTTCTCCCAGCAGATGCGGGCCTGTTTCACCTCGTCGGCGGTGATCACAACCCGTTCCAGCTGGCCCAGCGGTGCCCACTTCGGCCGGCCTTTCCGTGGTCCGCGTGAGTAGGTGCCGATCGGCACAGCGCCACGCAGGTAGAACCCCAGGTCGCGGTCAAGGCAGCCATAGATCCGTGGCTGCCAGTCAGCAGGCAGGCCATGTACACGCCGCGCTGCAATGGCGTGGATGTCGGGTGCACTCACCTCCCCACCTCCTGCAGCACACGCCGCAGCAGCTCAGCCATGCTCTCACCAGGCATCAAAAACGCCCTGAGCCGTTCCACTTCCGTAAGCGGAAGCACCACCGTTAAACGGCGGGTTTCTCCTTTTGTCATTGCTTGATCACTCGTTGGTGGTTGTGTAGCCAGCCGCTCCATCGCGGCGATCGTGGAGGGGTCAATCATCAATCGCGCTCCATTCACCGCACCACCGCACCGCAGGGCACCGTGCTGGGTACTGCGGGCTGGTGCTCGGCCTCGGCGCATGACGGCAACACAGATTCACCGTCAAGTTGTCATCACTGGCGCGTCGCCAATAGCGACAGTTGAAACAACTCTGCTGTTCCATTGGCGGGTAACGATCAGCCATCAGCCACCACCCCGCGCAAATACTCCAGCGCCTTCTCATTCCTGTCATAGAAATGCTGATGCGCTTCTGTCCCTAGCAACAACAACCCAGCAAGTTCTGGACCCATCATTGACTCCATCAGCCGGCCAGGTTCGCCCGCCAAGTGAATAGCCCAGCCCGCAATGCAATGCGTGGTGCCGCATGTATGCCAATTGGACATCTGCAGCGCATCAGGTTGTAATGCTGCAGCGGCTACAGCTTTCAGGCGATCAGCTGCATCGGCTGCTATTGGTAGGCCGACGGCATCGCGCAGGTCGGCACCCCGCAGGAAGGCACCCCGCAGGACGGCATCCCGCAGGACGGCATCGCGCAGGACGGCACCCCGCAGGACGGCATCGCGCAGGAAGGCATCGCGCAGGACGGCACCCCGCAGGAAGGCATCGCGCAGGTCGGAATCGCGCAGGTCGGCATCGCGCAGGAAGGCATCGCGCAGGTCGGAATCGCGCAGGTCGGCCCCGACTTTCACCAGTCGCACACCATCAGGTTCGCCGCGCAGCGATTTGGCGTGCAGCTCTAGTTCCTGTGCTGTAATCATTGGTTGTCTCCGTTGTTGGTCTCTGTTGCCACCACCCCGCGCAACGAGCGCAACAGGATCGTGTTCATCCCCGCGCCGTTCAACTGGCCAATCTGTGCATCGATCAGCGCCAGCACCCTGAACCGTTCAGCCATCGTCGCCTCTACCCAAGCAGCCCTCACACGGTCGTCCACAGTGAGGGTCTCCATCGCATGGGCTGTTGCGGTCTCCCGTTGCTCTAGCTCCAGCAGCAACGTGTCGAGCTGCTGCTTTACCTGTGTGATGTTGTCCATGATCAGAACGGCGGATCTTCGTCAGGCACATACCCGCCGCCACCGTTGCTGGCTGGTGCGGCCGGATGGCTCTCGTTGTCACCCTTGCTGCCAAGCAGGCTCAGGCGCTCCACGTTCACCACGAACTTCTGCCGTTTTTCACCGGTCGTCTTGTCCACCCACCGCTCGGTAGACAGCCGACCGGTCACAGCAATCTGGCTGCCCTTCTTCACATAATCAGCCGCGATCTGTGCAGTCTTGCCCCAGATCTTCAACTCAAACCAGTCCGGCTCATCACCTTTCTTGGCAGCATTCACCGCCAAGCTCAGATTGGCAACCATGCTGCCGCTCTCGAAATACTTAAGCTCCGGGTCGCGGCCGGCCCGGCCGACCAAAGTGATCACATTCATGGGATTTCAGTTCTGGAAGTGGATGGTAATCAGTCAGCCCAACCGGCAGGTGCCGGGGCTGTCTCTGCTGGTGCTGGTTCGGCGGTCGCATTGAATGCCGCCACCTTCTCTGCGTCGATGCCGTTGCGCACGATGTAAACCAACGTGTTCTCAGACAGATCCGCCAGGCTGGTATGGGCACCGTCGCTGGCCTTGAGGCATAGCGCCTCGATGCCAGCATTGGTCAGGCCAGCCTTCCTGCACTCCGCCAACGCAGCTGCAGCAGGTGTTGGCGCAGCAGTGTCCGGTGCTGGTGCCGGTGCCGGTGCCTTCAGTGGCTGCACCTTGTACGGCGATCGCTTCTGGCGCGTCACGGTGAGCGCAATCGACAGCGGACTATCCAGATCAGACAAGTGACTAATCCGTATCCCGCCAACCTTGATTCCGCCGTAACTCACCTCAGGGTCACGGAACAACGTCATGCTCCGGCCGATGTAGCCCTTTGCATCAGCACCCCAGGCCGCTACCAGCACCCTGCGCATGCTCTTGCACGGATACCACGGCTTGCCTTGGTCGCCGTCGTAGCTGATCGCTACCGGCTGCTCATTGTTGCCGGCCGCCACCTTCGTAACCACAATCGTCTTCGGCCCAGCAATCAAATCATCACTGGTCAGCTGGTTACTCTTAGCCTCCAGCGTTGGGGTCATGTCCATAATCAGATCACAATCTCCTGTTCAGGTTGGATAACTTCAGTTGGTGGATACTCTTTCGCGATCTGCTGGTACACAACCAACATCCCCGCTAGCTGTTCCTCAGCCGCCTGCGCAGCCAATATCAGCTGCGCAATCGTGATCTCATCACGCTTGCACCGCTTCCGGAATAGGGGCAGTCCAGGTACATACGAAATGAAATCGCACCATGCGCGACCGCTTACCGCTAACCCCGTCATCACCTGCGGCATGTACTCCGCAGGCACCTCATTGGTCAGCAATGACTTGAGGTGCGTCTTAGCCCGTGGTGACTTGATCTCAATGATCCCGTCATCACCCACCAGCCCATCCGGTGAATACCCCAGCGTGATGCCGTTCATCTCGCACGTGATGAATCCGCATTCACGCACGAATCCGTAATGCTCCTGGTACAGGTCGCGGGCATACGGTTCCAGCAGATGGCCCCTTGCCATGTCGTCGTTGTAGAAAGACGACTCGGTGGTGCCGGTGATCCGTTCCGCCAGCAACTGGTACAGCTGCCCACGGCTGGTGTCATTTGATGCAGGCTTGCCTGTTGCCGTGATCAGCCTTGAAATGGCACTGGCGGTGATCATCCCCCGCCGCAGATCATGCCATTCGTCCGTGCCTTGCTCGATGTCGTAGTGGTAGACCGGCTCAGGCATTGGGCACCTCGCGGTCGGGGAGATCCCCCACCTCATTCCAGTCGGGGAGGTCTTCGGATGACGTCCATGCAGTGCCGTCATCGGCTACCGCAAAGATCGCTGTGCCACTTGGGTGACACCCCAGCTGGACAAACTTCCGCTTAACGGTTGCGGGCTGCTCTGGTGCAGGCGCGACGGGCAGGGTGAAGGGGCGGGGGTCTTTGGAGTCGGGTGGGCACCAGTATTCATCTAGGCGCAGATCGGCGATCACTATGTATGCAGGCTCTGGCTGATCAGGGTAGTAAATACGAACATGGCCTTCAATAGTTGCATCCACCTCAGTCGGCGGACACTCTGAGCACAGGATCCACTGCCCTTTTACGCCAGGCAGTTGGCGGGCTTCAGTCGGGTGGGGCATGAGCCTCCTAGGTGGGACCCTGCTACCCTAGCGCAGCAATTCCGGATTTGCAGCGCTCTTGCTCCAAATTGCCATCCCTGCATCACCGGCACACTCTGAGTACAGCCGTACTAAAACCGAACGCACTAAACCGCACCCGCCATGCCGCAGTTCCGGCCTAGCCCCTCAACAGCTCCTCTGCCTCACCAACGCTGCGGGCGATTCCTGCGCAGCCGCCAGATCTGGGCCAACAAGGCCGCGCTAGGACCACTCAGATGCCGCTAGCGGCCAGTCCGCAGGGCTTACCACTCGCACATCAAACCCCACCCTTCGCAGCTCTTGATGGCGATACACCTGTACTGTCCTGGCTTCCTCTCCTGCTCGCTTCACCTCTACGAAGACCGTTGCACGCTCTGGGTGCAGCAGCACCACGTCCGGCATCCCTCCCTTGCTGGTACGCAGCAGCCGCACCGTCGTCCACCCCAGACCCTCCCAGAACTTGATCAATTTCGCTTGAAAATTTGCCTCTAGCGGCCCGGTAGTGCGCAACGGTAAAATCCTCTTTGCCCTTCACCAGTCTGAAGACCTTGCGCTCCATCCCGCCTGCTGCCAGCACCCAATGCACTCGGTTCTCGCGCTCGCGGTTGCAATGGCTGGCCCTATCGCGGCCCTGCAAGTAGCTAAGGGCGGCATAGTCCACGCCCAAAAAAACCAGATCATCGGCAGCGCTTAAATTCACACCTTCACGGCTGGCCTGCACCTGTCCCCGAAACCAGCAGTGCGGACCACTACCGTTAAACTCTTCGGGGCTATCAGTAGTCGTGATCCCTGCACGCTGTAAGACACGATCCAACATCCGGCGCTCTGCATCAAACGTATAAAGGATCGCCACCTTCTTGCCATGCCACTTGGAGGCAATAAACCTCGCCTTGCTGTCATCAGTAATAATTGCGCCATGATTCTCGGTGATCACCGTGCCACTCCACAACTGCCGTAACTTGCTCATAACCTTGGCGCCGGTGTCAGCTAACACCGCGCGGCAGTCAGGCCGACCAATCACCCCATCACGCATGATCCGCTTGGCCATCCGATACGTTCGCCGTCGCATCGGCACATAATGCACTTGCTCGGTGATCTTCTGGCTAAAGCCTGCTTCGGCCTGTGTCATGCGAACCACGAACGATCCCAAATCAGCCATGATCCGCTCTCGGTTGGCGTCGCTGTAATCATTAACCGGCATCGCCATGCCGACATGCTTCTGCCTGACGGTCACATAGTCCCTGGCCCAGGCGTAGAAGTTGCGATACTGCCGCCACGGCGCATGACATGATCGGGATAGCGCAATCTGGTGGTAAAGCTGTGAGTAGCTCTCCGGCGACGGTGTGCCACTCATCAAAATCAAGTAGTCGTGGCTGATCTGCTGCAGATCCTTGAACCGCTTAGAGGGTTTTGGAAACGCGCCGATACCGTGCGCCTCGTCAACGATCAGCAGCTCATAAGAGCGGCCCGCGTACTTATGCAGCTGCTCATAATTGATCACGGACACCATCTCGCTCACACCAATCGCAGCAGCATCAGACTCAATGCTGGCTATGGCTTTTTTCTTGGTGACAATCAGAACAGATCCAGGTGCGTTACCTAGTAGATCTCGCGCAACCTGGAGCACCGTAAAAGTCTTGCCAGTCCTGACTTCACCGGCCAGATACGCTAGCCGCTTGGTGCGTAGGATTGCTAGCAATTCAGCAGCGGCTTGCAGCTGGTCGGGGCGGAGGGTTGGGGTCATGGTGTCATCCCTTAATTGCTTGGCAACTGATTTATCTCTTTGATACCAGAGCACGCAGATAAGACCGTTGCATGATAAATTGGATCACCAGAGCAGTCGAGAACACCAAATCTGTCGCTACTTAAAAACTGTTCAGCGATCCAATCGCTGTCAAATCTGGCATCAACCAACACTTCAAGTTCAAAAGAGAACTTAAGCAGTAGAGTTTTGGTTTTCATGATGGAGTGGTGGTGGAAGAATGGAGGGTTGGGGTCACATCTTCAAGAGTGAAATGGTTGGGGTCTCATTGCTGAAGCCCCCTGCGTATGCGGCGCGTTGCGGACGATGCGTAGCGAAGAGTGGGACGGCAAAGCGTGGCTGCGAATGGTGAGCACAGCCCACCAGACAGCTGATGCTGTGAGCTGGGGTGTGGGCGGGGGCCACTAGGCCCCCTCGTTGATATGCGCTGATCAGCAGAGCGGAGCAGCGATTGGCACAGCGTGGCGCCGATGGGAGCATCTGCGCGGTGGTGTTGCACCCGCTCGGCTTATGCGCCTGCAGCAGGTGATGGGGTGCCCCCAGTGACGGGGGCCGGTGGTTGGCGATGCGGCGCCATGCGTAGCGGCGCGAGGCGTAGGTGGTGGACAATCAGCCCACCAATGAGCCGGAAGCTCAGGGGTGGGGTGTGGGGGCCGAAGCCCCCCGGTGGTTGGCGATGCGACACGGCGCGAGGCGATGCGTGGCGAGGCGTAGCGAAGAGTTGGACGGCGTAGGTGGTCACCGGCGAATCGGCAACACCGAAACCATACCACACCAGTTCCGGAAATGCTGCGGTAGGCTGCCTCAGAACGCTCCACCACATGAACGCCCCCTTCTCTCAAAACCCCAACCACCAGCTACGCGCTTCCTCCACCGCCATCCGCCTATCCCCTGAACTCATGGCGCACGTCGACCGCGAACGCGATCTCGTTGGCCTCTCACGTGCTGCCTTCATACGCCAGCTCATCGCTGATCACATGCGCCGCGCTGCTCGTTCCGCACGCCGCGGCATCGCCTAACACCTCGCATGCGCTCCATCAACGACCTCACAGCCGGTCGCTGGCCGGAGCTGCTGCAATCCCTTGGCGGCATTTCGCCTGATCAGCTAACCAATAAACACCAGCCATGCCCATCCTGCGGCGGCACCGACCGCTTCCGCTGGGATAACGACGATGGCCCCGGTGGCTGCTACTGCAATCAATGCGGCGGCAAGAACCAGCAGGGCGGCGGCATGACCGGTATGGACCTGCTCCTGCGCGTCACCGGATGGGACTTCAAACAGGCTGTCTCACGCATCGAACAACACCTCGGCCTGCCATCACCCGCCGTGTCCGCACCCAAGAAATCCAAGCGGCCACATCGCACACCAGCCGCACCACCAGTAGGTACACCGCCGCCTTCGCTCGGGCGTGCCGTCGCCCAGTGGTGTTACACCGACGCTGACGGCAACCAGCTGTTCTGGGTGCAGCGCATCCCTAAGCCACCCAAGAACGGCGAACCGCAAAAACTCTTTGTCCAGCGCACCTGGCTTGATAACCAGTGGCATTTCCCCAGCAATGAAGATCCCTTCGACTCCCACTGGCCCGCACCTCGCCCCCTCTACAACCTCCACAAACTCACCGCCAACCCAAACGCTCCGGTCCTAATCACCGAAGGCGAAAAATCAGCCGACGCTGCAGCACCCCTATTCCCTAATCACGTCTGCATCGCCTGGTGTGGTGGTGTCGCAGGCGTACAACACACCGACTGGTCACCCCTCTCAGCTCGCACCGTTACCATCTGGCCCGATAACGACGATCCCGGCCGTCAGTGCATGGCCAAACTCGCGCCACGCCTTCAACGCATCGGCTGCACCGTTTCCATCGTTAACCCCCCACCCAATACCCCACACAAATGGGACCTCGCTGATGCGCCCACCTCATGGACGCCTCAACGCGCCGCTACCGAACTCGCAGCACACGCACGCCTAATCGATACCCTCCCTGATCCTCAGCCCACACCAGATCCAGAACCGGAACACCAAAACCAACCACCCACACCACCGCCAGATATTCCAGACAACGCACCATTCACATGCCTCGGGTTCGATGGTGACTCCTACTACTACCAACCCGGCAACACCGGCCAGGTCATACGCCTCACCGCACCCGGTCACTCCACAAACAACCTCCTGCGCCTAGCCGAACTCCCCTACTGGCAAACCATCTACCCCTCCAAATCCGGCGTTGACTGGCAATCAGCCGTATCCTCGCTCCTCGCTCGCCAAGCACGCACCGGTGTCTACTCCCCCGATCGCATCCGCGGTCGTGGTGCATGGATCGATGACAACCGCTCCATCCTGCACCTCGGTGATCGCCTCATCGTTGACGGCATCTCCCATTCCGTCATGGCCCCACCGCCATCACGCTTCAACTACCAGCGCCTCACATCCATCGAGATCCCCCTAGACATCACCCCACTCACCGATCACGAAGGCGCCGAACTCCTAGACATCGCCTCTCGCTTCCACTGGGAAGTCCCCGCATCCGGCATCCTCCTGGCCGGCTGGCTCGCACTCGCGCCCATCTGTGGTGCACTCTCCTGGCGCCCACACATCTGGCTCACAGCATCCGCAGGCTCCGGCAAATCCGCCATCCTTAACCGCTTCCTTGGCCCCATCCTCGAATCCCTCGCCCTATGGCCTGAAGGCAACACCACTGAAGCATTCATCCGCCAAGAACTGCGCTCCGACGCTCTCCCCGTCATCTTCGACGAAGCCGAATCCAACGAACAGTCCGACCGCAAACGCATTCAAGACATCCTCGCCCTAGCTCGCGTCGCATCATCCAGTGGCCGTGGGGTGATCGGTAAAGGTGGCGCTGACGGTGCCGCACAGCGCTTCACCGTTCGCTCCATGTTCCTCATGTGCTCCATTTCCACCGCCCTTAAGCAAGGCGCCGATCGCTCACGCTTCGCTCAGCTCACACTTCGTAACCCCTCCTACCTCCCTAAATCAGACCGCATCGCTCACTGGTCTGCCCTAGACGCTGACCTCACACGCATCATCACCACCACCGCAGGCCATCGCCTCCTTCACCGCTCCGTACGCTCCATATCAATCATCCGCGATTCAGTCGCTGCCTTTCGCCGTGCTGCCGCTGATCGCTTCGACTCCCAACGTGAAGGTGACCAGTACGGCACCCTACTCGCCGGTGCATGGTCCCTGATGAACCAGCACGTCGCCACCGAAGCCGACGCCTACACACTCATTGATCAGAACGATTGGCAGCCATACAAAGAAGCCAACGCCGAACCCGACGAACACCGCTGCCTCCAAACCATCCTTCAACATCAGCTCAGGGTTGAGACGGATCGTCAAGCCTTCACACGCACCATCGGCGAGCTTGTGGAAATCGCCAACCACACAGCCTCATCCATCGACATCACCCCAGATACCGCAGAGGCGCACCTCGGACGAATCGGCATCAAAACCGAAGATGGCAACCTCTTCATCTCCAACACCGCCAAGGGCATCGAGCGCATCCTGTCCGATACGCCATGGGCTCATAGCTGGGCAACCGTCCTCTCCCGCATCCCTGGAGCAGTTCGAGCAGGCGTGATCCGATTCAAAGGCATCGGTTCGGTCAGTCGAGCGGTTTCTGTGCCCATACGAACTATTCAAGGCTGAACTGTTCACGCTGCTACCGAAAACCGTTTCGGTGGTTACGTTGGGTGTTTCGCCTGTTTTTGAGTGGTGGGCTGCGATCTGGGGGAATTGTTACGCGTTACGCCGGCCAAGGGATACAGCCCCCCATAAAGGCACATACATCCACACCCACACCCCTCCACAGTGATACGTCCCCAACTCTCTCTTTACTTATACCTTTTCTTGAATAGGTGTAACAGTGTAACAGGAGGGCCTGTATTTGAGTGGGGGGCTTGGGTTTGGGGTGTTACGAATCTTGTAACGCCCTGTTTCGGGTGTAACGGCTTGCCTGGCCCTGCTGACACCTACCCAGACTGACCCTGGCGCCAATGGGACGCACGCCCCGCCTGCAGCGGGGTTTTACTCATGCTCGACATCCGCCTCGATACAACTGGTCTCGACCGCTCAATACGAGGGCTGGAGCTGCTCACCGAGAAGAACCTGCGCTATGCCAGTGGCCGTGCATTGCGCGACACCGTGATCAAGACCCAGGCTTGGCTCAAGGATGATCTGAAGACCAACCGCAGTAACCGCATTGAAGGCGGTGCCACAGCCTGGACCTACAACGCCACCTATCACGAACGACCCACACCTCAGAACCTAGTGGCTGAGGTTGGCCTGCGCACTGATCGGCCACGTGCTGCTGGTCGCTACATCTCTGTGCTCACGCAAGGCACAGAGCCACGCACCAAGGGCGCAGACCTGGCAGCTTCTGAACTTGTGGGCAGCAGGGTCACGATGGTCCCCACTCGTTCGCAGCGCAAGGACAGCAAAGGCAACGTCACACGTGCTGCCTACACCAAGGCGCTCACGGGCTGGGCGTCGATCAGGAAGACCGGCACGATGGTCAATCGTGCTAACCGGATCTTCATCATCCCGATCAAGGGTGGCCCAGGTCGCTACGGCATCTTCGAGCGCACAGGGCCTGGGGAATACAAGAGCTTTAAGGGAACGAAGCTCAAGTGGATCCTTGAACCAAATCCAAAGCGCAGAGCCAGCACCTACGACCTCAAGGGCGACCTGCAAGAGCAGGTGCGGATCTACTGGCCTGGTGAGATCGAGCGGTATGCACGGGCAGAGCTGGCAAGGGCTGGCTTTCGCTGAGAACCCTTAGTATCACTGGCATTCTCAATAAGGAAGCCAGCCTATTGATTCTCAATACGCCTCGCAAGTGAGAACCCTTGCGCTGCAACGGATCTGGGTCCTTCCTATTGAGGGTCGAGCGGCTAGTTCCGACGCCTGTTTTCTCTATTGAGAACATGCTATCGTTATGTGACTGTTTCGCAATAACCGGCCAGTATATCCCCCACCCCAGCACCACCACAGGAGAACCGGCCTGTCACATAGATTCTGTCACAGATAGATTGTGACAAGCGAATGTGACACGTGGCGGGAACTGAGCTGCTGACTATTCGTGATGCTGCGGCAGTGCTGGGGCTGACGAGTAGGAATCAGGTTTACCGGGCGATCGAGAACGGGTTTCTCGACGAGGTGCTGGTGAATGGTGTGCGGCATGTGCGGCGGGAGGGTCTGCATGATGCGTGGGCGAAGGTGCCGAAGACGAAGAGCAAGCATGGCAGCCGAAAAGCGCCTGTGGAAGCAGCGCAGAAGCCGTTGCGGCCAGCGAAGGAACGGATGGCCGTCAGAAGTGATGCAGCTCAGTCAGAGAAGCGCCCTGCTGATGCTGATGGCGACACACCAGACTTCAACACAGAACGCGCCTGGACTGAGTACGAAAAGAAACTGAAGCTGCAGGTAGAGCGCGAGCTGCTGGAGGGGAAGCTGGTGTATCGGGATGATGTAGAGCAAGCGCAGAAGGCGGTGGCGCTGACGTTGCAGGATCAGGCGTTGAGTTTGCCGCAGCAGATTAAGAACCAGATCCCGCATCTTACGGTAGAAGAGCAGGACATTGTAACGAAGTTGGTGAATCAGTTTCTGCAGAACGTAGCGGACTGGGAGTTTACGGAAGGGGAGGTAGCGGGATGATCAGCCGCGATCGGATAAGTATGGCTCGGAGCTTGGCGGAATGCTTCAGGCCACGGCCGCTGTTGAACGGGGTTGAGTATGCGGACACGTATGGTCATGTTACGGGTAATGCAGCGAGTAAAGGTAAGTGGACGACTAGGCCGTATCAGCGTGACTGGTTTTATGGATTTACCAGTGCATATGTGGAAGTGGAGGTTTGCATGAAGTCAGCCCGTGTGGGATGGTCCGAGTGCGTGAAGATCGGCGCGGTGCAGTATTACTCGCATTGGAAGCCGAGCAAGATCATGATTGTGCAGCCGGTGCAGAATGATGCGGAAGAGTATAGTAAGGAAGATATATCGGATTTGTTTAGGGATTCGCCATGTTTGCAGGGGTTACTGGCTGAGTCGAAGGCTAGGGGAACGGCGACGAATACCATCCTGCTTAAAAAGCTCACCAATGGCGGGCTGATCGATATTGTGAGCGCTGCCAGTGGTAAGGGGTTTCGGCGTAAGGAACGGACGGTAGTGATATTTGAGGAACCGTCAGCGTATGACGCGATCGACGAAGGTGATCAGATCAAGCTAGGGATGAATCGATCGGCCACCACCTGGAACCGCAAGACGATCATTGGCGGGACGCCAATTTATCCTGATGATAAAACGCACCAGTGGTTTAAGAAGGGTGACCAGCAGTACCGGTACTTGCCGTGTCCGCATTGCGGGGAGTATCAGGTGCTGAGGTGGGAGCAGATGCGAAAGGAAGGCGAGGATGCGGGGAAGTATGAATGTGAGAACTGCCATGAGTTGATTGGATATGCCAGGTTGCGATGGATGGATGAGCATGGCGGGTGGGCATGTCCGCTGGGGCTGGACCGTAGCCAGCAGATATTGAAGGATGGTTATCCGAGGGTAAGGAGTAGGCATATCTGGGCAGCGTATAGCTACCACGCTGGAGCGGAGTGGGGAAATCTGGTGAGTGAGTACCAAGAAGCGCTGGAGATGATGCGGAAGGGTGATACGGATTCGATGCAGACGTTTCACAATACGGTGTTGGGCGTGCCATGGGAGGACACGATTACCGGGAAGTTGAATGTGGAGGGATTGTCTCAGCGGCGGCAGGATGCAGGAGTTGGGAATGGGTATCCAGCGGACGTGGTGCCGAATGGTGTGTTGGTGTTGACCGCTGGCGTTGACGTACAGGGCGGCGGTGGTGCGATGGCTGAGCGGCTGGTGGTGACGATATGGGGATGGGGGAGGGGAGAGGAAGGTTGGCATGTGGGGCATTTTGAGATCGATGGCGACCCACAGCAGGTTGAGACGTTGAATCAGTTGGATGCAGTGCTGGAGACGAAATGGAAGCGTGAGGATGGGGCAGAGCTGCAGATTGCGTTAGGTGGTATTGATGATGGTGGATATGCGACGCATGAAGTACGGGACTGGTGCCGCACCAGGGTGGGCAGATGGGTGCCGATGAAGGGTTCAGAGAGCAAGGGTAAACCGCTGATCGGTAAGGGAGTGCCGGTGAATATCAACAGGAAGAATCAGAGTGTGATTAAGAAAGGTGTGCTGATGTATCCGGTGGGGTATGAGACAAGTATTCAGCATCTGCAGGGGAGATTACGGCAGGAGAAACCTGGGCCTGGATATTTGCATTTTGGTGAGGCTGCTACGGATCAGTTTTTGGCAGAGCTGTTCCCGTGGAAGAAGATGCCAAAGAAGGGTGCCGGCAAGCGAGAGTACAAATGGGACAAGCCGACCGGTAGCAGGGATGAGGCGGGGGACTGTACGAGGATGGCGTATGCAGCGCTGCAGTTGGTGGCGCGGCGGTATTCACGGGCGACGATGTGGGACCAGCTGGAGCGGTTGATTGAGGCGCAGCGGTTGTCATCGGTAGGCTTGGGAGGGAAGCGGCGCCCACGACGCCGAGTATTTGATTTGCAGTCGTGAGCCGATGAATCCCAAGGAGCTATACCAGGGAGACCGGATTAGATGGGTTGAACCTGACGTGCCAGTTGGTGCGCAGGGGGTGACTGTTTGGCTGCGAGGAAAGGCAGCTGGGGCTGGCGCTCAGGCGGTTGGAGTGAATACAGCAGATGGTTGGATGATTGAGCTAACAGCGCAGGTCACCTCTGCAATGGCTGCAGGTGATTGGGCGCTGCAGGTGGTGGCAACGATCGACGGAGCGTCTCACACGGTAAGGCGTGGCGGTCTGACGGTGCGCCGCAGTTTGGCGTTTAGCGGCACGCCTGGAGCATTTGATGATCGCAGCCAAGATGAGATTGATCTGGATGCGATTAAGGAAGCGATCAGGGCACTGGTAAGCGGTGCGCAGGAGTATCAGGTTGGTGCATTGGGATCTGGCGGTCGAAAGGTGCGACGTGCGGATCTAGCTGAATTACGAAAGGAGCGCGACGACTTGATTAGCAGGGTTGCGGCTGCGCGGCGTGCTGAGGCGTTGGCTCAGGGTGTGGCATCTAGCCGCAGAATCCTTGTGAGGTTTGAGCCATGAGTTTGATTGGCAGAGCGAAGGGTTTTGCTCGCAGGGTTTGGGAGTCTGGCCCTGGCCCGCGAGCACGAAAAGCGCGGGCGCAGCAAGGGCTAGCAGGCCACCTTGGGGGAAGACTGTTGGGCGACATGCCTGGAGTGTTTGTCGATCCTCAGGCGATGCTGCGGGGTGGATTGAAAGGGATTAGGTCTAAGTGTCGTTATCAGGCGCTGTTGAATCCGTATGCCCGGCGTGCAGTGCGGAGCATGCAGATCAATGTGATTGGCGCCCGAGGTGTGCAGATGCGTGGTCAGATCCCGCTTGGTGGCCGGAGCGATCGACAAGCGGGCAGGGCGCGGGCTGAGGTATCAATGGAGATTGCACGGCTGCTGGCGAGGGGTGAGCAAGGGCGAGCATTGGATGCAGCGCTTGATCGAATGATTCTGGCGCAGACTGCGCTAGAGCGTGATGATGTCAGGAATCAAGTTCTGGAAGCGAAGTGGAAGCAGTTTTGCAAGCCTGATACGTTTGATCTTGCCGGGCGATATTCGTTTCATCAGTTTGAGCTGATGATTGCTGGTGCGTTTCAAACGCACGGTGGCGCAATGGTTCGAATTATTCGATCATCTGCCAATAATAATCCTAGACGTGAACAGCTTTGCTTCGAGTTATTGAGCGTTGATCAGCTTGATGAAGATTACAATGGCATGTCAGATCGGCCTGGCCATTTTTGGCGACTTGGTGTTGAGACCGATGATCGTCGTGGCGGACGTGTTACGCGGTATGCGGTATTGCGGCGGCACCCGGGCAATAGCGACCCAGGCGATCCACTGAGCAATGAGCCTAAGCATTATTTTGTAGACGCAAGGGATTTGATTCATGTTTTCATTCCCGATGAAATCGGGCAGCTCCGTGAAATCCCCCACCTAGCGCCAGTTCTGACGACGATTCACAATATCAACGAATATGAAAAGTCCCACTGGACCCGGAAGCGGATTGTCAACAACATTCTTGGGTTTGTCGGCAAGAAGGAAGAGGATCCCAATGAAGGGGCATCCTCAGGTTTGGCGGATGAGCAAGACCCAAGCACTGGGGAGATACTGTCTCGCAGCTCACCGGGGCAATGGGTTGAGCTGAATCCTGGGGAGCAGCCGTATCCGCCGCAATTTGGCCCTGATGATAACCAGTTTGAGATTGTACTAAAGACAATGCTGCGCCGGTTTTCGACTGGCATTACCAGCAGCTACTCAGCAATCAGCGGCGATCACAGTGATGCTAATTACAGCTCCATGCGTGAAGAGAAGCTGGAGGTTCGGGATTGGTATCGGGTTATGCAGTCTTTGTTTATCCAGCAATTCCACCAGCGAGTGTTTGAAGAATGGGTTGATGCTGCCGTAATGGCTGGCGTTTTGCCTGTTGAGTTATTTGGCAACTATTGGAACGAGCCAGAGCTTTACACGTCCCCACGCTGGCAGGCCCGCACATGGAGCTGGGTAGATCCCGCGAAGGAGATGAAAGCGTATAAGGATGCGCAGGAAATGGGACTGCAGTCAACCTCTGACCAGATGGCAGAGCTTTATGGAACTGATCTGGAGAGCACTTGGGCGCAGATTGCGTACGAGGTGGCGTTGCGGAGAAGGCTGGGCCTGCCTGAGCAACAGAATGGGACGACAGCGGCTGCTCTGCCGGGAATGGGTACGGAAGGGGATTCATAGCCTGTAGCAAGATCGCTATAGGCTGAATGACTGGCGTAGCAATTAAGGCCGCCGCCGACAACTCAGGGCTTGAAATGGCTTTGATTGGCGAGGTGGGCTGGGAGATTACAGCCCGAGAGGTGCAGAGCGCGTTGACGGGTCGCGATGAGCCGCTGACGATCAATCTGTTCAGCTATGGCGGCGATGCGCTGGAGGGCTTAGCGATCTATTCGATGCTGTCCCGGTACGCAGGACGGAAGCGCGTGATTATTGACGGCGTGGCTGCCAGTGCTGCATCGTTGATTGCGATGGCTGGCGATGAGATCGTCATGCCAGAGAGCAGCTTCCTTATGATCCATGAGGCATGGGGGCTCGGCATTGGTGGCGCCAATGACCTCAGGAAGGAAGCTGATCTAATCGATCGGATTTCGACTGCGTATCGGCAAGCGTACGTTGATCGCTCTGGACTGAGCGAGGATGACGTGCGTTCTCTGATGGCCGCCGAGAGCTGGCTTACTGCTGCCGAGGCTGTTGAGTTTGGGTTTGCATCGGAGATGGCACCGGCTCGCGATGTGAAGGCAGCTGCTGTGCCCTTGGGTCGATTCGCCAAGATGCCGCAGGCATTGGCCAAACTGGTGGAGTTTGTCGAGCCACGGAAGCCAGTTGCCAAGACTGCTGCTTTGGTTGATGCGGTAACTGAACCGCCCGTGGATGATCAGGTGGCGAAGGAAGAGAATGAGGAGGTGCATAGCCTGAATGGAGAAATGCAAACCGCATCTCCTGCTATGACAACCCAGACCATTGACGTTGCAGAGCGGGAGATGACCGCTGTGCAGGCTGAGCGCGAGCGCTCGAAGACCATTCGGAATATGTGCGAGAAGGCCGGCGCAGGCAACGAAAAGGCCGATGAATACATCGAGTCTGGCGCCAGCGTGGACTGCGTTCGCGCCGAGCTGTTTGAGCTGGCGATGCAAGCCAAGGGTGCCAAGAGGGTCGAGATGAGCGGTCGCATGCAGTCGAGCGCTGATGGCCTGATCGGCATGTCTGACCGCGAGGTGAAGCGGTACAACATCCTGAATGCGATTCGGCACTTTTCTGACCCGACCGATGCCCGTCTGCGTGATGCTGCCGGACTGGAGCTGGAAGCGTCCGCCGCTGCGGTGAAGCATTCGGGCCGCGAGCTGCAGGGCTCGTTCCGCATCCCCGCCGACGTGATGGTCGCGCAGATCCCCGGCATGGGCGCCGGTCGTAAGAACATCCGCGCTGATCAGACCGCAGGTGGATTCACCACCGGCGGTGCGCTGATTGACACCGACCTGCTGATTGGCTCGATGATTGAGCTGATCTACAACCGCCTGAGCATCACCGCTGCCGGCGCCACCGTGCTGAGCGGTCTGGTGGGTGACATCGACATCCCCAAGGAAACCGCCGGCCCTACTCACTACTGGGTTGGTGAGGGCCAGGCGCCTGACGCCTCTGAGATCCTGGTTGGCCAGGTCAGCCTCACGCCCAAGACTGTCGGTGCGAAAACTGTCCTGACGCGCCGTTTCATCGGCCAGACCGGATTCTCCTCCGAAGCCTGGGTTCGCAGCCACCTGAGCCGCAAGGTCGCCCTTGGTATTGACAAGGACTTCCTGTACTCCCCAGGCGGATCCAAGCGCCCCCTGGGCCTGCGGTACACCGATGGGGTGAAGACTGAAACGCTGTCCGGCGGCCAGGCGAAGACCATCAACAGCGTAAGCTATAACTTTGGCACCTTCCTCAACCTGGTTGAGATGGAAACGAAGGTGAGCCTGGCGAACCTGGATGTGCCCAGCATGGCGTACATGATGAACGCCCATGCAAGGGGCGTCTACAAGACCACGCTGGAGAACGCTCAGAGCGACTTCTACGTTCTGCGCAACAACGAGATCAACGGCTACCCGGCCCTGATGTCAAACCAGCTGGAGGTGAATAATAGCCTCTTCGGCGACTTCTCGCAGGTGCTGCTGGCGTTCTGGAGCGGCCAAGACATCGGCGTGAATCCCTATAAGTATCAGGATTCCGGCAGCGTTGAGATCAGCATCCTGCAGGATTGCGACTTTGGGGTTCGCTATCCCGAGGCCTTTGTGTGGGGTATCTGAGGATGGAAGTCGAGATGCTCGAATCGATGGTGATCAGTCGCAAGGATCGAGAGATCGGCGACGTGGTTACTGTTGATAACGACTTTGGCCTTCACATGATTCGCAGCGGGTGGGCAACTGAGCACACTGCTCCCGCCCCAGCCGCTGAGGTCGAAGGCGAATCGCCACGCCGTGGCGGAAAACGCCGCACCACGGACAACAACCCCGTGCTCAGCACGGTCACTCAGCCCCCCACGGAGGAAACCTGACCATGGCTATCAGACAACGCAACCTGGAGGCGCTGCATAGCGTCACCATTCTGGCCCCAACCACTGTGTCAGCGGCGAACAACACCACCGCCGTTAATTGCCATGATTTTGATGGTGATGTGTGCCTAATCCTCACCGCCCCTGCCAGCGCTGCCGGCAGCGCCATGAAGGTGAAGGTGCAGGCCGGCGATGCGTCCGACGGTAGCGATGCCGTAGACGTCACCGGCGGCGCATTCCCTGACCTGGCCGTCGCCGCTTATCACAACCGGCTGGTGATCTCGAAAGACGATCTGCCGTCCCGGCTGCGGCTGAGTTTCTTCGATGAAACCGGCACTTATAGCGCTGTTGTGAGCTGCGTTGCGGTTGGCATCAAGAAGTACCGGCCCTGATCGCAATGATCCAGGAGATCCCCGATGATTTCCTGCTGGCTGACTTCGGCTCTAGCGTAACTGCTGGGGCCGTTGTTGGTTTAGGGATTATGGATCGCCAGTCGCAGGTGATGATGGGCGATCAGGTGATCAGTGTGGAGTATGCGCTGACGGTGCGGGCTGATTTGTTTGGTGGGTTGGGGTATGGGGATCAGGTGTTGCATGAGGGGCAGGTGTATAGGCTGCAGCATGAGCCACTGAAGTTGGCTGATGGGAGGTTTTGTGTGATGGTGCTGGAGAAGATTGAGGCGATTGCGATGTATATCACTACGTTGGCCGGGTTGCGGCTGAAGACACTTGATGATCGATTGCTGGTGACACTCTGATGGCTGACGTAACGATCACGGGTTTGCCTAATGCGACGGTGCCATTGAGTGGCACTGAGAGGGTGCCTATGGATCAGGGTGGGACGACGGTAGATGCGTCAACGCAGGCGATTGCGGATTTATGTGGTGGATCGATTACGGCGGCGGTTAATGCACACGTTGCTGCTGCGGATCCGCATGGGCAGTATGCGTTGGAGTCGACTTTGGCGACGGTTGCAACGACTGGAGCGTATGGCGATCTGAGCAACCGGCCAACGCTCGGTAGTGCTGCGGCACAGAACGTCGGCACGGCAGCCGGGAATGTGGTGCAGCTCGATAATGCTGGCAGGCTTCCGGCGGTGGATGCGTCGCAGTTAACGGGGTTGCCGTCAGGTGGTGTCAGCTCAGTGTCTGGGACTGCACCGATTGTCAGTTCTGGTGGCAATACCCCGGCGATCAGCATCACCGCTGCGACCACCAGCGCCGCCGGTTCGATGAGCGGCGCCGACAAGACCAAGCTCGATGGTATCCAGGCCGGCGCCGAGGTAAACGTCAACGCCGACTGGAACGCCTCCAGTGGTGACGCCCAGATCCTGAACAAGCCCACCTTGGGGACAGCCGCTGCTGCAGCAACGACAGACTTTGCTCCAGCAGCGCAGGGTGTGACCAATGGCAACAGCCATGATCACAACGGCGGCGATGGTGCGCAGATCGCATATGGCAGTTTGTCGGGACTGCCCTCGATTCCCGGCCCGACCGATCTGAGTTACACGGCGAGCAGTCGGCTGCTGGGCAGCTCTACAGGCGCTGACGTGACGTTGCCTGAGGCGAGCACGACGTTGGCCGGCCTGATGAGTGGGGCGGACAAGACAAAGCTCGACGGGGTTGCCTCTGGCGCTCAAGTGAACGTCGCCACCAACCTCACCTACGACGCCGCCAGCCGCGAAGTGCGCAGCTCGACTGGGGATGACGCGGTGCTCCCCCTAGTCAACAGCACTACAGCGGGTCTGGCCAGCGCCACCGACAAGCAAAAGATCGACATTGCCGTGGTGAGCGATGTCACAGGAATCACAGGCGCCGATGCAGTGACCAACATTGTCAGCCTGACCCAGGCCGAGTACGACGCGATTGCATCACCAAGCGCATCAACCCTGTACGTTATTACGAGCTGAGTATGCCTACGACTACTGGGAAAATCTATCTGGGCAGCACGCTGGTAGCAGGCGGTGCGGGTGGTGCAGCGGCTGACGAGTGGGTGCGAAATGCGGCGTGGCCAGCGTTGACCGCACCTGGCGCGGCAGAGCAGAAGATCGTTGGCCTCTATGCGGTGTGGCCTGGCGATGGTGTTGGCAAGGGTGGCAACTTTTTCGCATTCTTAGCCCAAGGCGCCTACATCATCAATTATGGCGATGGGACGACGACGAACTATGCAAGCAATGCCAGAGCAGATTATGAGTTTGACTTTAACTCTGCTGCGCTGGCTGGAACGAATGCGCCGGTTACGTTTACGGCTGCAACTAGCACTGTCAACCGCACGGCTCATGGGCTGAGCAATGGCGCGATTGTACGGTTCTACAGCATTGTTACCACAACGGGAATTGTTGCGAAGCAGCGGTATTTTGTTGTTAATGCAGCAGCAAATACGTTCCAAGTTTCGCTGACTGCTGGCGGCAGTCCGGTAACGTTTACGGGTGACGGTTCGGCCACGTTGCTGCCGTATAAGGTGGCGGTAGTGACGATTACACCACAGGCAGGACAGAACCTAACAGTTGCCAACTTCTTTCAGAAGCATGGACAGACGGGGTTGGTGAATGGTTATGCGACAGGATGGCTGGATATTGCGATGGCATTGCCGCAGGTCAGTGGCACGGGATTAACGATTGGGGGTTCGACGACTGTTGTTCACGCAAATGTAGAGCGGATCAACATTGTATCGGTTGGTGCGTTGACGAGTATGGCATCAACCCTGTTTCAGGGCTGCCGCTCATTGCAATCGCTGCCGTCACTGCCTAATGCCACAGCAGTTACGAACATGAGCAGCATGTTCAGCGGCTGCCCCAGTCTGCAAACAATCCCTGTATTTCCAGGCAGTGTTGCAGCAGTTACGAACATGAGCAGCATGTTCAGCGGCTGCAGCAGTCTGCAAGCAATCCTTGCATTTCCAGGAAGTGTTGCAGCAGTTACGAACATGGCTACCATGTTCCAAAGCTGCAGCAGTCTGCAAACAATCCCTGTATTTCCAGGCAGTGTTGCAGCAGTTACGAACATGGGCGGCATGTTCCAAGGCTGCTTCAGTCTGCAAACAATCCCTGTATTTCCAGGCAGTGTTGCAGCAGTTACGAACATGAGCAGCATGTTCCAAAACTGCAGCAGTCTGCAAACAATCCCTGCATTTCCAGGCAGTGTTGCAGCAGTTACGAACATGAGCAGCATGTTCCAAAGCTGCAGCAGTCTGCAAACAATCCCTGTATTTCCAGGCAGTGTTGCAGCAGTTACGAACATGAGCAGCATGTTCCAAGGCTGCACCTCCCTGGAAAGCATCCCGCCGCTTGACATGAGCGGCATTTCCTCAGCAGCAAATGCCGCAAACTTTGTCGCCAACTGCTCATCCCTCGCCCGTGCCCAGCTTACAGGAATGCGCTTCTCATTCTCTGTAGCCAGCTGCAAGTTATCAGCCGCCGCACTGAACGAACTATTCACCGGCCTGCCTGTTGTTACCGGCCAAACAATCACTGTAACCGGCAACTACGGCATCAATGGAGCAGGCTACGACCCCACCATTGCCACCGCCAAAGGGTGGACCGTTACCGCCTAATGATCGCCATGTCCTACCCCGGTTTCTACAAGTTCACCGATGACCTGCTCCAGTATGCAGGCACCAGCGTTTACGCGCCAGGATTTACGCTAACCGCCGCAAACCACGCTGATTACATCTACCCAGTAGATGATTGGTACTGGTTTGACAGTCGCCAGATAGCCGAAGCATTTTGGGGAATCAATGGTCAGTCCGATGCTCAGTGGGTGCAGTTTGGCTCCGCAGTGCAGGCCTCCGAGGCGATCAATCAACTCCTAGGAACGGCCCTGCAGCAGCTTCCGGCCCTAGGCCTTGGGTTGGGTGTGGGCCTCGGCAAGGCTGCCGATGGGGATGCTCGGGTGTTTCTCGACTCCTGGTCGATGGCCCGTGGGCTGGGCCTGATCTCTGATCAGCTGCTGGCTGGGGTGCTGAGCATGGCGCAGGGGTTTGATCTGCCAGCCGCTTTCACCGAGGCGCTGACGGTGCCGCCTCCGGCCCAGAACCTCGGCCAGGAATGGACCTCCCCCACCGGCACCCTCTACCGGGTAGCCCAGGCCGCTGGGGAGGATGGGCAGTTCCTCCCCGATGACCCACAGACCCCGCCCAGGGAATCCCTGCGGTGGGTGGTGGTTGAGCCATGAGAGTGCCAGGCCTTCACCTCCTCAGTTATCAGCGCACAACAGCTTTTGTATGCGCTGCCAGGAAGCGCGTCGTTCCCGTAATTTCTCCCGCTCGTTGACCGGTTCCGTTACAGGCTTGCAGGCCGCAAAAACTGCCTGCCAATCAACCTCAAGACTATCCCATGCTTCCTTAGCTTGTGAAAAGTCTGGAAGTGATTCCAGGGAGCGACAGGCACTGAACATAGAAGCGTAGTTGATAGCCACAGAGCTGTCGCAACCTTCACCCCACTTTTGAGTGGCAGGCTGGTTGGCGTCGTATGCACAACCGTCTTCAAAGGCAAAGTCAGCCTCAACTGCTGCAATTCTGTAACGCAATCTTTTGTCACCATAGCTTCCATCATCTGGAGCCTCTTGCCCTGGCATAAAAATTTCACAAGGCCTCCCGTTTGCCCTGCTGTTAGCAATGTTGATTGCTGAGTTCAAGCTAGTGGCGATTCCACAAAAGATGTCTATTAAATTGCTGTCTCCTTCGTACCAGAGATAGAAGACCGCAAATAGCCGTTTGAATGGTTCGCTCGTCAAGTAGTCTTTAGTCATCAGTCTGCTCCTGAGTAGCGGATTGGTCGCGCCTCGGGGATGCCAGTCCGCCGGGGCACATAAATAGGGTAGCACTGGACAGCCGAACGCATGGTATCGCAGGTCGCGACTGCCGCAGGCGTTCATCAGTGGGCTGCAGGCGGGACTCCAGGCAGTGGCATGGCAGTGGCCCGAGAACCCGACGAGGTTCCAACCATGGACTGCGCCAGATGGCAGCGAATGGATTTACGACCAGCCCCGGAACAGCGCAGGCCAATACCTCGCGGACGATCCTGAAACCGAGGTTTTAGAATCTGCGTTGCGGTGGGTTCCAAAACCGTAGCCGTAGTAGATTCGGCCACTACCATGCCCTACCTCTTATGACCTGCCCCAACTATTCCTGGACCGAGGTTGCGATGCTGGCAGCAGGAATGTCGCCCCTGCTGCTGTTTACCGCGTTGTTTTTCGCAGCGTTGGTCAGGGTCCAGTGGACCGAGTAGTGATCCGCGACCACCAGCGACAGCTCGCCCAGCAGTTGCTACAGGATGCCGATGAACGTGCCGACTACCTGCACGCCAGGCCATCGCTCACCCCGGACCAGTGGCGGCTGATCGCGCAGTGGCTTCTGGAGGAACCATGCCCTACCTGATCCGTATCACCGTTGCCGTCGCCCTAGTGGCCGCGTTGATGGTCTGGCTGCTGGGTGCCCTGCCCCTGCCGTTGGCGCTGCTGTTGGCGGTCATCGTCGGCTGGGGGGTGTTCGATCTGGTGCAGCCGTAGCGCAGCCGGCGGGTGTGGTATAGGATTGGGTTGCCCCGGCGGACTGGCATCCCCGAGGCGCGACCAACTCAGTGGAGATGAGCTGATGACTGAATTATGCCCGGTTCGGGGCGAAGGGCCGCCGCCGGCTGATGGCGAGGTGGCGGAGTTGGTGCGGCGCCTCGGGTACGTCAAGCAAAACGGCAACTCGATTCCCAGTGGCATTCTCTGGGGATTAGACGATGGAACCGAACATCAGGGGAGCATCTACGTTGGCAGCAACCATGCCGCTGATTGCTCCCGCGCCGCCGAGCTGCTCCAGCAGCGCCACCCCACGCCCGTGCCGGTGAGTGAGCGGCCCTGGGAGCGAGAAGGCTGGCTTAATGGTGATA